AAGACCAGCATCTTTAAAACGAGCCATCTGAGAAGCAGGAGAATTATAATCATTCTGCATACCCCAAAACTTAATAGCATCATCATACTGACGTTGGTACATTTTTTCAGAAAACTTACGAGAATCACGATTCTGTTGTAAAGTATTACCAGCATTGAAAAGATCAGCACCAACATTAGAAACAGAACCAATAGCAGAACCTAAAAGTGCATCAGGCATAGTCAAAGTTTAAGAGTGAGAGAGATACCGGTGTGAATAGTTTGCTGAGAAAGCCAACGAACCTCAAACAACTGAGCACCATCAGAAAGAGAAGAAACACGATCACGAAGATCAATCAACTTACGTTGAATAAGATCAACAGATTCAATAAGAGCCTCAACTTCAACAAGAATTTGAGAAGTCGTCATAGTTTCAGGGAACAATTCAACCTGAACAGGACGAACAGTAGAAGAATTAGGAACGCCACGAGGCATAAGAAAAAGAATTAAGAGTTAAGAGTTAAAGGCGAATACCGCCACGAGGGACAGTGTAACCACGAGAGAAAGAAGAACGACGGCGAGAACGACCGCGTAAACCACGTTTGTAACGCATGATAAAAAGAAATTAAGAATTAAAAACTTGTGTGAATAACTCCCAAGTGAACAGTCACTCCGTAACTGTAATAAACACCGGGCCAAAATGTCAATGAACTGCGCTCCTTAGAATTGTTACACAAAGATACGTCGCTTATTATAATTGTCAATAGAGCCGGTGTCAATAAGCCATAATACAACAAGAGAAATTATGGCTTAAGATTGGGTATCAACAAGTTAGAATAATAGCGTTAACAAAACGTTAACACAACGTAGATAGAAAAACATTGAGGTAAATGACCGCGCGCCCCATCGGCGGGTCATTCCTGCGGAATGGCCGCCGGTGGCGCGCGGTCAAAGCTCACATTCAGCGCTTAAGACAAACCAACTAAACACGCCTGCCGCGGGCTACTATGTATAGCATATTACCCCGCAGCATTGAGAATACAACGCATTGAGAAGCGGGGTAATACGCTATCCATAGTCAACACTAATCGACAACAGGATCAACAGGGCGAGACTTAGCAAGATGCCGTTCAACAACAAGACGATCATAAGCATCCTGCTCAGCAGCCTTACGGGCAGAAATAAGACGCCCACGAGACGTACGAACAAAGTCACCAACCTCTTTAGCGAGAGACAACTTATCAATTAAATCCATACGTTCAAAGTTATCTGGAATAAGTTTATTATCGCCAGTATAAACGGGTGTGAAGACCTTAACCTTACCGCCGGCATTATGCCGGGCAAGAAGATCACGAAGCGAAAGAGACATGTCAGGAACAGTCATAGAGACACCATGATTGGATTCAAGACGGGTATGAGAATGCTCATACGTAGAAGCATTTCTAAACATCACGAACTTTTTTAGACTTTTTAAAAGAAGTGTTGCGCGCCGTGCGCTGGTCAATAACAAACTGCTCATAAGTATATTCAGGATTAGAACCGTACAAACGAGCATGATAATCCCTATTATCAACATCCCTTTTACGGGAAGACTCATCAGCAAGAAGACGCCTGTCATCATCAGTATCAGAAGTATAAAGACGTGCCTTATAATAACGAGGAAGGGCAATCTTATGGCCGCCATCAACAGTCAAGTAATTACGGGAAAGATCATCATTATGATAACGCTTAATAGCATCACTAACATAATTAGCACCCATTCCCTTAGACATCAAAGAAAACTCAGGAATACGATCATCGCCAGCGTGAAAACTAAAGAACTCAGACGAATTCATGTACTTGCAACAATATGCAATACTATCACCTGTAACAGTACCAACATGAACTTTGCCAAGAGAAACACCATCAAGAGACCACGCATCAAAAAACAAACTATCCTTAGGCACATTAAAAATAATAGCATGATAATGAGGTCGCTTACCAATAGTACCATACTCACCACAAGCATAATAAGACAACTTAGCATCGGGACACAACTTACGCAAACGCTTCATATAACGAGGGAACTCACCCTTATCTAAAGTCATCCAACCATTAGGAGAAATGGGTAAAAATTGAGGCGAATAAGTAAGCGTAACAAAATGCGAAGAAGTACAAACCTTCTCATGTTGCTTAAGACGAAAAACCCAAGAATCAACACGCCGTTTCATACACGGCGGACAACGGCCACAAGGAACGGGAACCTCACGAAAGGCTCCAGCAGGAAGGACAAAAATAGGCGTCTGACAGGGCATAACTACAAAGTTGAAGGAATACCATAACGAGGCAAACGACGAACAACAGAATGCTGGTTAATAACCTGCGCAAGAATAGTATCAACATTCTCATCAACGACAGCAAAAATATCACGAGAAGGAAAACAGGTAACAAACTCAGCATTCAAAGCAGGAGGGGAAGCAGGATTAAATTGACGCCCTAAAGTCCAAAACGCAAGCGAAGAACGAAATTGCCCAGCAACAGAAGATGGATGATAACGATACTCGGAATAACGAGGAATATAACCAAAAATGCCCTCAAGATCATAATCGTCAGAATCAGTATCATGAGCAAGAACCTCTTTATTACGAATTTCCTGCTCACCTAAATGAGCAAAAGAGGGCCACGCATAATCCAAACGATCTTCCTTAGTCCAAAGACGAGACACACCATCCTGATAAGCAGTGTCAGGAATAACAGAAATAATACCGATAATAAATCCATGTTCTTCAGCGGAATAGTGCATACCACCTTCGCCGCCAGAATGAATACCATGACCAGCAAGACCACCAACAGTAACCTGAGCAGTAGCAGCATCATTTGAAGATTGGGCAGTAGACAAAACTTCGGAAATAACCATGTTCTGAGAAGAACGGCCAATCAATTCAGGCCGCTGCAAACGTGCGTCAGAAGACTTAACACCAAAGTGGGAACGAATCTGCTCAATATAACGAGCACCACCACGAATAGTCCTTTCAAGAAACGCTTGCAAAGAAAACGCCTCACGAAGATCGTTTATAGTTGCAGCCTCGCCCTGAATATCAACAGAAAGATGCGCACTATTATCCAAACCAGCAACAAGACCATTATCACCAACAGCCCAATCAGCACGGAAAGTGGAAGTAAATGGAACAGGCCCACCGCCAACACCGGTAGCACCGTCAAAATTAAAAGGAAGACCGGTATCTGGATCGACAACAAAATCACCATTACCATTGGGCGTATACTGAACAGGAATATTAGCTTGAGAAACCAAAGGCAACTCAACATCAGAACCTTGCTGCGATGTAGGTAAAGCAGAAGTAAAATAATCATGCTCCCAAGCACGGAAAAGAGGATTATCATTAAGTATAGGAGCGTAAGCACTGGAATTATCACCGGGAATAAGAGGCACAAACTTAGCAGTAACAAGATTTTGATCACGATAATACTCATCAAAAATCTTACAATAAGCAGCAAAGGGAAGAGCAGAAACTTTCAAGGGATTAGCATTATACTGTCCGGGAGGAATACCAAGATAGTCGGCCAAAGAACCCTCTAAAACTACATCATCCAATTCAACAGTAGGAGCAGCAACGGGAGGCTCACTAACGCCGGTGATAAACTCTTCCCAAGAAGCAAACAATATACGAGAAGGAACAAAAAAATACTCAGTCTTAACACGTATACGGTGCATAACAGGAGACACAAGAGGAGCAAAACGGAGAAGATTAGCATAAGATAAACTAAACTTATCTCCGGGCAAAACTTCCATCAAACAGGTCGGAACAAGTTCACCCATATTAAAAGAAAACTTCTTCTCATGTCCTAAATCAAAACGAGAGGTTTCAGGGGACGACATCATAACGTCAGTAAAAACATTATCTTTTCGTTTCATCGAAAAAAAATTAAAAGGTTAGAAAATCACTTACCAAAAAGCCAAGACCAAATACCAGTACCAATAGTACCAGCAGTAACCCGACCAGAAGAAACATCAGAGAGAAACATACCAAGATAGCGCGCCCACATAGGATCAGCAGGGTTAATACCCTTCTCACGTAAACGCATATCCATTTCCTGCAACTTACCAGAATTAATCAAATTGTTAATCTCGGAACGAGTTTTCTGTCGATCAAGAGGGAAAGACTTACGCTGTTCCATTAAAGTTAACATACGTTCGGCAGCCTCGCGAACATTAGAAGCATTCATAGCAGCTTCACGAGCATCACGATTAAGAAGAACATCATTGGAAAGTTTCATATTACGGAGAGACTCGCGCTTAGCATCCGCAGACACATCAACCAGATCACGATCGAAACTAAGATCAAAACCAGCACGCTCAGCTTGCCACGCACGTAGTACGGCATCCTGACGTATAACATCATTCTGTACCTTAAGATTATCGGCCTGAGCACCCTTAATGCGTAGGTCGGCCTGTGCCAATAATACAGACATAGGATCAGCGCGACCGCCTTCAACACGAGGTTCTCGAAATTGAGCCGGTGTAACATCCGGTACAGGAATAGAAGAAGAAGGCCCTGAATTACCTTGTCCATAAATCAAATTTGGATTAAGACCAGCATCTTTAAAACGAGCCATCTGAGAAGCAGGAGAATTATAATCATTCTGCATACCCCAAAACTTAATAGCATCATCATACTGACGTTGGTATAGTTTTGATCGTGACTGGGAAAC